GGCAAAAGGCCAGCAAACGCCTGCCGACGGCGCCCATAAAGCGCCAACAACTGCGAATAATTAGCAGCAGGTACAACAGACATAACACCGAGAATATAACCGTCTTCCGGACAGTACTTACGGATAACATGACGCATGCCGGATTGTAAAGAACCTTGACCAGCAAAACTACCAAGAGGATTACCTTCGGTAGGTGTAGTCTGAGTTACCTTATACACAGGGATAGTATCGGAAATACCACCAAGAAATTCCGGCATCATAAGCTCGTCATAATCCAAATTAACATCAAAGAGACCTTTTACAAGATTCTTATAACGCGGAGATTGACGAATTCGAATCTCAAGGAACCGTTGGAGTGAGTTGACATTCCGGAAATCAGAAATAGAAATACCAGAAGTAGCCATGCCTATGAGGTTTCGGACAACATCAGTAGGAGCATTAGAAGATTTTACTTGAAAACCTACAACAGTATCACCGTCTTCAGCAGTCTCAAGTTGTGCATGATATTCATTTCCAGTAGCATCACGGAATGTAGCTTCACCAAGAGAAGTAATACCAACAAGAGGAGCGACACCAGCCTGTGGAGATTGTAAGGCAGTAGTGTAAGCATCAGGTTCCCAGTTAGCATAATGCAACTGATACTTGTAAGAATCAGGACCGCCTTTCATAGACGGTACATATTTATTATATTCCGGTTTACCATCCACAATAAACGGGTTATTACGAATGTCACGAGCAAAAGCATTGTAATACGCTTCATACGCACGAAACGGTAAGGCAGATAAAGGAATAGCAGGAATGTGATTAGCTAAGGAAGTATAAAAAGGGCAATTAGCAGCTTCAGGTTTAGTCCACTCCTGAGAAACAAAAGAGGCATAAGCTATCGGAGTAGAAGCAATAGTAATACGCGAAGAAACAATTCCGGAAGGAGTCTGAAGATAAACAGCTTTACCATATGAAGACTGAGAAATGGGAGGGAACGCCAGATAAATGATTTTAACAGAATAATCCTCGCCGCTTCTATCCAGATCAAAGAAAATAGATTGTTTATCCTGAGTAAGCTCACAGGATACAGTCTTCAAAATTTTTCCAGTCTGATCACAAGCAATAACAATAGGAGTATGCCAACTATTCATACCTAATAAGATGGGTCCTAAGTTACGAACATAAACCGTACCTTTTTTCCCGTCAGAAGAAGCCGGAAGAGCACCAACACGATATCCAAAAACTTTTTTATCATTATCCTGAGACGAACTGTAGGTACAAGAAAGATGTGTCGTAACAGCTTGACCTGCTTTATTAGAGATATAAGCAAGAACCTGTTCCTTATTTTGAAAACTGGTAGTAGCAAACGCAGACATGATATTACCAGTAAAGGGTGATTCAGTACAAAAAGTAGGATCCATCCGTTCTTCCTTGCCATAAGTTCCGGTAATAGTAGTAGGTACGCCAAGATAATCAGCAAGAGAACCTGTTTGCAAATCATCGGGAATGTTAAACTGATTTTTACGTTCAGGAGTAAGGCCATCAGCAAGAACATCCAGCCATGGAGGTGTAACAGTTTCATCACCACCAAAGAATTCCATCCAGTCTTCCCAAAGAGTACGGGTACGAACATAAACAAAGTGTAATCGCACATATAGTTGGGTCTGTATAGGGAATACAGTCGGAAGCAACTGCAGGTTAAAACGAGCGTTTATCTGAAAAGAGTCGCCAAATGACGCCGGAAGTAAACACACGGGAGTGATAGCACCAAATTTCATCGTAAGGTTATTTACAAACGACAAATCAAACGTCGAACGATTGACACGATCGATGTAAGCGTCTTTTTTGCGAAATATATTTGCCATAATTAAAGATTTACATTAATATCAGGAGTTCTTAAACTATCCACACGCGTAGTAGTAGACTGTTGCGTGCCTTGAGAGGAATTTTGGTTTTTCCAAAACAGGGACATAGATGCAGTGCAACTATCCAAAAGAATAGCCGCGGCTACTCCGAGAATGAAAGTAGTCGCGTGCTCTATAATTTTATAAATCTGTTGCTTAGTCATTTTCCGGTTCGATAAGATATTGTTCATACATACCGTCGGGCAACTGACGATCAGTAACAATTAACTGCATAGCAGCGGAGAGAGGAATGTGTTCACGAATTATAACAACAGTTGGCGTCTCTTCCTGAGCAGACAGGAATTTGCGGGTTGTAAAGGTAACACGAGGTTCATTGTCTTGTGCTGTAACTGAACAGCAATCTACGTTTAATTTTACCATAATGTAAAAATTTTAAGTGAAACAAAAATTATTAGATAGGACTATGAGGAAGTCATCCTGCATAAGTCCAGGTAATTCAAAATTTACAAACAAAATATACTCATCAAGAGTCTCAAAGGTGCGATAAGAAATCTTATCCTTTTCATAAGCCAACATCACCTTTGGATATATCTTAGCATAAATGTACGGCATAGTTATAAAGTTTCTTTATAAATAGCAAGAATATTCTCGTTATCTGTCTTATATTTAACATACGTTATATCAATCTCAGGTTGCGTTAACATATGTTCACTCACAAACTCGTGATGTTCACGTTTAGCAGCAGTCATCATTTTGTAATACGCAAGATCAAATTCATAAGCCTCAAGCATAACCAGGAGGGGTTCAAGGATATGTTCCATAACAATAAGAGAATCTTCCTGGTAAGTAGCATAAAAATGCTTCGCATTACTAAAAATAAAACGAGGGAAACGTTGTACACAAGTATCGAACTCATAAAAAGGGAACTTCTCATGAAGATGTTTACGAGTAACATTAACTTCTTTATCAGGCATGTGAAGGTGTATCTGCCAAAGACACGCACGTAGTGATAAAAAATAGTCCGCCAACTGAATAGTATCACGTATTTCTTTGCGAACGAGTATAGATGGAGTTGGATAAAGTTTCCGGCGAAAATATGCAGGGATATACGACGTAAAACGCTCACCTGTAAACTTGTCAACAATTTCAATAGTTAAAACGTCGGGGTTCTGATAGAACCACATAACATGATCGAGACACCATTTATAACCAAGACCGCCGCCACGGCGGGAAGATAAATAAAAAGTCGGTTTACAGCCTTTAGGAATATCACTCTCTTTACGCATGTACTTCATACAATACTGAATACCACCTTGAGTACAAGGTTTACAATAGACAAATCCAAATTCACCTATATAATCCCAATCAAAGCGATGAGTAAGTTTATTATAAACTCGTTCTCGAACAGACCAAGCCTGATGAACAACCTGATACACATCCATAGAAGACATATGAATAGGCATATTCCACAAGATAAGATGATAATGAGGCAACTTCGTATGACTGCCATACTCAGCAGCGGCAAAATACCGAATTTTCTCATCATAACCATGATCTCTAACAAGAATTTGACGCAGACGTTTAAGAAAATCTTGTACATGTTTTTTGTCCACACCGTCCGTGGGGCGATGCGCGGGATTATAAGTGAGGGTGATAAAATAGGGAACAGAACGGGATGACTGCGATTCAGCAACTGCGCGAAACATCCATTCACGAGCATTTCTCTTTCGACAAAGAGCACATTTGCGACAAGGAATTTCTAAAAACATAGGTACGACATCACCATCGCGGTCAATGGCATAAAAACTATCTTGCCAAGAGGCAGTGTTTTGAAAATCAACGTGTTTCGGCGAAAACAGAGCATACGGAAAGTTCCAACGCCATGCAGCAAGTCTCATTTCCGGTGTAAAAGTTGCATCTCCGTTGTAAACATATTTTCCAGTTTGTAAAACTGCATCTTTAAAAGCAGGATTCAAAATATATTTTGGTTTTTCACAAAGAATATTTGCCATAGTTTTTTATTTTTAATTTGGGCGTCCGGGCGGGCTATCCGCTCAAACAAATCGGCTTCGCCGATACTCGCTCCTATCCCTGACGCGCTTCACTTCGTTACGCTGTAAATACAGAGGCGTCATCCAAGATGACAGAGAGGTGTTCGCGCTCCCGCGCTCACGATTTCATAATTTCCTTTTATCTCTCAAGATGTGCAAAGATAAAGTGTAGTTAAAAATATCGTTTATCAACCTGTACCAAACTATGTTAAAGTCGCTACGCTTGGTTTAACATAGTTTACTACAGAACGCCAAACGCTATTTTTCCCTACGCATTGTTTTATTGCACGTCTCGAAAGAAAAAAGGAAAAATATGCTTTGATGTTTGCGATAAGTAAGGGACAGAATGGAAAAGAACGCAAACCGAACTTGGGAAGTTCGTAAGGCTGTAGCCTGATTGAGCGAGGGAGCGCAAGGCGCTCCTCATTCAAATCTTTCACACAAGCTGAACAATGTGTCAGTTGTGCTACATATATCAAGTTAGTCAATGCTGGATGTTTCACCCAGTCCACTAGTTAACCGACAAAAGTCGGTGTAAGAGAATACCGCACGAGTCGTGCGATTACAGTATTCCGCATCAATGATACCTACAAAAAGATATGTAGATCGATACGTTTGTTGCATATAATCCACAAAAGATATAGCTCTATCAGCCATCTCCAATCCTAAGGCTTGGTAAACTGAACTACAGGGTAAATCTACCACTTTCATATACTCTTGCTTACGTTTCTTAATGTTTAAATACTGTAAAAGAATGTCCATAATTGTAATGTTTTAAAGGTTAATAATCTTGTTTCTTTCAACAGTACAAAGATAGACATTCTACAGAACTTCTCCAAATGTTTTATGTTAACTAATCGTAATAATCATAATAAACATGTTTAGATTGTCCATCAGCACTTTTGGTCTCATGTCTTTCACGTGGCTTACCTGAATTACTAGCACGAGGATTTGCGAAAGGTATAAAGGACGCAACATCACCAACAATAGCATGAATTTGTTGCATAGTACGCTCAAAATCATCCCAATCTATATCCTGAGACAAATCAAAACGAAGACGGTCTTCTTCTGCATTTACCTTAAAGCCTAGGTCTTGATAGAATGAAGCCAAAGCCTGATTTTTCATCTTTTCTGATACCATAAGAGGTAACTTGGCGCCAAGTTCACGAAGAGAAGCCTTAAGCTGTTCCTGAGAAATCTTAAGGTTTTCCTGCATAACTTTTAATTTGCCATGCTCAATAAATGAATCCAGAGCAACACGAACATGTCGCTCCCAAATTTTATCATCAACATCAGCAGCCTGCGAAACTAAAAGGTCAATTTCAGAATCTATCTTAGTGATATTGGCGTTAATCTGTTCAACCATGCTACGAGCCTGCGAAGCCTGTGCATCATTAAGTTTAATTTTGCTATTATTAACAAGGATGGTACTCTTAATAGTATCAAGCTGTCCTTGATTAAAGGCTTCACGAAATGAAGCATCAGATGAAAGAATGTCGTTTGTATGCTTCTGACCTTCAGTTTCAGCGGTAGTCTTAGACACTTGAGCGGATAAAGCAGTATCAGCAAGAGCCTGCGACGCAACGCTACCAAGAGGTCTATAACGATTCCAAGCAGAAGTGTCAGCAACAGGACCAGATGGAGTATGACCACCTTGTGCTTGAATAGATGAACCCTGTAAAGCACCATTAGTAGCATATAAATCGGGATTAATACCAGCAGCTTTTAAACGAGCCTGAACAGCAGCAGGAGCATTGTAATCATTATTAGCCTGCCAAAGTTTATAATTCCAATCATTTTGAGCTTCACGTTCAGAGGTTTGCCATTTACGCGTCTTCTCAGCTTCTTCACGCGCCGCCGCGAGCTGTTTTTTAACAGATTGATTCTGAGAATGAGCACCGAACAAATTAGAGATGCCGGAGAGAGCACCACCAATAAGAGCACTTCCGGCACCTGCAAAGAATGATCCCATTATTGTAGCTGTTTACGCTTTTCATTGTAGGCGGCTACAATCTTAGCGCGAGCATCACGTTGAGCATTCCAAATATCCGCAATATCCTGACCACGACGATATTCAACGGGAACAATCCAGCTTTCCTCGTCCGTAAAATCATCAGAGGGTAATTGCGAAATATTCTGTGAAGAAATGGGTACACCAGCTTTAGCAGCTTCATACATTTGGGCGGGAGTATAAGCAAGGTCACCACGCACAGGAAGTTCGCCAGGCTTCCGAGTGCAAGTACATGTGTGGGTATTCCAAGCATGAATTACAACTTGTTTCATAATCATTCAATATGAGGTATTGAGTTACGAGGTATAGTAGTCTTCTTAGTGATATCAAAAGCAATACTACCCAAAATCTTATCACCATTTTCGGCAGTCATAGCAAACACATCATTAACATGGTCTGGATTAACAAGCAGAAAATCTTTAGAGAGTTCAGGAGCTTTATCAAACACACGATTAATAAGGAAATTTCTCATAGAACCACGAAATTCACCATGTACTTCATCGAATGAAGAAATTAAATCCCAATATGCACGCTGATAACCAAATACATTGTTAACATTTTGAGGATTTGTAGCATAAGCCTGATAAGGACATAAATGTTTATACAACATAGGCTGATAGCTTATATTGTTAAACTGCGGAAAATGCCAATCCAAAAGGTTCATACGGGTAAAATGAGGCGCCAACAACTGCGAATAATTAGCAGCAGGTACAACAGACATAACACCGAGAAT